TTCAAAGCGGAATGGGAAAAGCGTGTGGCTGCGCTCCAGGGTTCGCCTGAGCGAACCCAACAAATATTGGATAATCTATTTGCTAGGGCTATGGATGGAGATAATAATTCTGCAAAGTTGTACCTTCAAGCGACGGGGCGTTTGGCTCCCGTTCAGGTCAATGTGGAGCATTCGGGGAAGGTCACAGAATTGTCGGATTCGGAGTTGGACGCGCTGATTGCGGAGTCCGCTAGGTCCGAGAAGAGTTTTCGCTTACAAACAAAGGTGACACCTGATGGCAACAACTAATGATGCAATGTATACAACCCTGAAGGGTATGTATCCGACTGCTGGCGATACTTTGGGTGATTTGCTGTATGCTCATTGGTCTGCTACTGGTCTTCAGTATCGTGGCTCGTTGCAGTATGATTATTATGTTGCTCAGGGTGCGCAGGGCACTACTTTGGGTGATTTGGCAAACTCTTTCTGGTCGGATGCGGATTTCGTGGTTTCGAACCTTGAGGACGAACTAGGGAACGATTTGCTATTGGAAGACGGTTCGTTTATTTTGTTGGAAGCAGGTAACCTGTAATGGCTGATAGTAAAATCTCTGCGCTTACCGCGCTCACCTCGTCAACGGCGGCAACTAACGATGTTTTGCCAGTTGTAGATACTAGCGCGACTACGACAAAGAAGATTTCTTTGTCGGATATTTCGGAGTTTGTTTCGGTTTCTTCGGCTATTTCTACACTGTTGTCTGCAAAAGCGGATTTGGCTAGCCCTACTTTTACTGGTGTCCCTGCTGCGCCTACGGCTGCGGTGGATACGAATACGACCCAGATTGCAACGACAGGATATGTGGTCGGTCAGGGTTACGCAAAGTTGGCTAGCCCAACTTTTACAGGTACGCCTGCCGCCCCAACGGCAGCGGTTAGCACCAGCACTACGCAGGTGGCAACTACGGCATTTGTTATGAATGCCAAAGAGGATGACCAGTTTATTCTGGCTTCCGCAATCTTCTAGGGAACAGGAGTTCAATAGTATATGGCAACTTTTTCAAAGCAAATCCTTAGCGGTTCAACCGATGGTCGTGGCATTTTGGTGTCTGCAACCGCATCGGCTGGAACCACGATTCACACTGGTTCAAGCACAGCAACAACCCTAGACGAAATTTGGTTGTATGCGGTGAACTATGATTCCACTGACCGCAAGTTGACTGTTCAATGGGGTGGAACCACTGCTGGTTCTGATGACATCGAATTCACGGTCAAGGCTGAGAATGGTCTGTATCTGATTGTGCCGGGTCTGATTTTGAAGGGCAATGCTACTCCGTTGGTTGTTCGTGCTTGGGCTGCAACTGGTACGGCTATCGTTGTTCACGGGTATGTAAACCGAATCACTGCCTAGTAGGTAAACTGTGGCACATAGACCATTTACAGAAATGTCTGGCGGAAAATCTGTTTCCGCTGGTCAACTTGCACCACGCTCTCGCCGTGGCGTGGTCGGACAGGTTGATACCGTCCGTAAAGGTTCTTTGCCGCCAGTTGTCGCAACTGGCGGTACTGTAACTGATATTACGGTTGGTGGTGTCGCATATAAGTTGCACACCTTTACCTCTAATGGAACATTCACTGTTACCGCTGGTGGAACTGTTGACTATTATTTGGTTGGTGGTGGTTATGGACCAGGAGCCGATTCTACGGGTGGTGGCGCAGGCGGAACTTCAACTGGCTCTATTGATGTAGCAGCAACATCTTTCACTGTAACTATTGGTGGTGGTGGTTCAATTAACGGTAACAACGGTGGCGATACCACCGTTGCATTCTCCAGCACCAAGACTGGACCAAAGTCAAACACCTTTACCTCGGGTAATGGTTTTGGACCTGGTTCTGGTTATTCAAGTACTTTCTCTAATAGCCTTGCGGGTGGTGGTGGTGGAGCAGCAGCAGTTGGTGGTAACGCAACTGGTAACACGACTCCTGGCCCTGGTGGTGCTGGTGCAGATGTTTCTACTTGGCTTGGACAGTCTGCTGGCACAACCTACAAGGGTGGTGGCGGTGGCGGTATGGCCTACCGTAACATTGACTGGGGTAACCCAGAACCAGGAAACTCTGCTGGTGGTGTAGGCGGTGGAGGTACTGGTGGTCGCACAACCACAAACGGTGCCACAAACTCTGGTGGTGGCGGTGGTTCTCGCGGTGGTACTCAGGGTGGTGCTGGTTCGGGTGCTGGCTCTAATGGTGGTAGCGGAATTGCTTACATTAGATACCCCGCCTAAAGGGATTGAACGCTTTTCTTTACAGAATAAAAACTTTCTCACGGAGTTCATCAAAGAAAATAAAGAGTTTTGCTCCATAGGTGGAACATACCGACGCTTAACAAATATACTAAATATTGGATATTCTCAGAATTGCGCTTTCAAACAAGAGTTTTCTGATTATATTCAACAGAATGTTAATCCTATTTTGGATGAATATTTTGATTACTATGGTTTAAATAGTTTAATTCCTGAAACAGATTGGTTGATGCTGGAGTATGAGGTCGGTCACTATTTTAATATACATACTGACGCTGACAATAGTTACAGAAGGATTGTTTCGGTAGTCATATTTGGCAATGACGACTATGAGGGCGGTGGACTGGAGTTTGATAAGATGGGTATAGCAATAGAACCAAAGTTTGGTGATATGCTAATTTTCCCTTCTTGTTATGCTTATTCACATAAAGTTAACAAGGTCACAAAGGGAACAAAATATTCATTTGTGAACTGGTTTAAATATAAGGAGATATAAAATGGCTCATTTTGCTGAACTTGACGCTGACAATAAGGTTATTCATGTCTCTGTCGTCGCCAATGATGATTGTGCTGGCGGGGATTTTCCGAACAGCGAACCCGCTGGTCGGGCATTCATGGAATCTTTGTTCCCGAACGAAAACAGGGTTTGGAAGCAAACCTCCTATAGCGGTAGTTTCCGTCAACGGTATGCCGCTATTGGTGGGCATTATGATGCCGACAAAGATGTGTTTATCCATCCACAACCATTTCCATCGTGGACTTTGAACGAGGATAATGAATGGGTTTCTCCAGTCGCAAAGCCAGATGGTTTTTGGGTATGGGATGAATCACAACAGAACTGGGTTGCTCCAGTTCAAGGAGAATAACAAATGAAAGTATCTAGCGAACATAAGGCTATTGTTAAGTCGTGGGCAAAAGTATTTGCCGCTGCTGCCATCGCAGCCTACAGTGCAGGAAGCCGTGATTGGACGGTTCTGGTGAATGCTGGCGTTGCAGCATTGATTCCTGTAGTGTACTCTTGGCTTGACCCGAAGGACGCGCGCTTTGGTCGCCGTCTAGTGGTCAAGAAGAAGGCTGCCCCGAGAAAGAAGCGTTAATGGCACGCAGACCCTATACGGGTATGTCTGACGGCGTTTCCAAAGGGAAACGCCCAGGAACTGAAGCATTCGTAAAACATTGTGTTCTGCTGAGTAAAAAGAACCTGTGGAATAATGGCACTTGGGGTGTGCGCCCAATCAAGGGTAAGCCCGAGAAGATGTCTGTTCATTCAACGGGTCGGGCTATGGATTTGAGTTGGCGCGGCAAAGACAGAAAGACCGCCAACGAGTTCATCAACTTTCTTGCCGATAACGCCGCTGCGTTGGGCATCGAACTAATTATTGATTATTATCCAATTCCGCATGGTCGCGCCTATAAGTGTACGCGTGACGCATGGGAAAAGTATGACCGCCCCACTGTCAGTGGCGCGCCCAAGGGTGACTGGTATCACATTGAACTGTCCCCCGAGTTTGCTGATGACGCCAAAAAGGTGCATCAAGCGTTTAAGGCATTATTCAAGTAACCTGTAGTGGACTGCGGTTCACTAGACTGGAATCTATGAAAAAGTTACTGCTAGTTTTGGCTATACTGTTTTCGGTTATGGTTGCCTCTCCTGTCTCCGCTACAACCCGCGAGTTGTTGTGCGACACAAGACATAATATTACTAAAATGGTTTCTACGGAACGAACAGGGAAATATCAGGTTGATTATGTTATGTGGCGTGAATCACGCTGCCGACAGGTAGCATTCAATCCCAATGACCCTATGGGGGGTTCTTATGGTCTTTTCCAAATCAACGCTTATTGGTGCAAGCCTAGTAGATACTATAAGCGCGGCTGGTTACAGACGCAAGGTATATTGGATAACTGTGAAGATTTATTCAATCCTGTTGTTAACGCTCGGGCTTTTATCGCTATTTTTGATTATGCTGAA